CACTCCGTGTCCTTACACTGCGTACGGACACTGCGTTCTGCTCTATGCAGTATTATATAGTGTTAGGTAGTATTGGTTCATACTGGCTAGTATTGGCTAGACGTGGCTACAGCTAGGGCCAGCATAGGGCTATCCCTAGTATGGTTCTAAGTATTTGACCTGCTTACCCTTTTTGCTCTTAGAGATAAAAAGTTGAAAATAATACTTGCTTCTTTTGGTTCAATGGGTCTATAGTTCAATCACCGGGAGGCGCTGAGGTGCTAACCGGGGCCGAGCCGGGAGGCTCCGCTGGATTAAAGCTAGATAGTGTGAAGGGTTAGACACTCGATAAAAAGAGTTGACACCGCGAAGAACATAAGCTAGATTGAATCCCGAAGTAAGCAGTAAGGCAGTAAGAAATAAACGCTTGACAAGTTCGGATTCGCTGAGTAACTTAGATAGCGAACAAGGCAAGGATAACCACTCTAGGGCACAAGGATGTGTGTCCCGTCGGATTAGGTTAGACGTTAAAAATGACCTCTTAAAGGTTTAGTAGTAAGCTGGTTTGCGGGGAGGCCCAGTACCTTGACTGGTACGTTGACGACCAACCCTAGATAATCAGTTAAAAAGAGTAAGCGTGCCGGACGTTATCACCGGGGTTCTGAGGCAAACCATACTGCCGAGGCGAGAGCAGCTCGCTCCTCTGAATCGAGGGAACAAGGCGCGGAGTGTATCCCGCAAAGAGCATATAACATAGCGTAGCGGTAACAAGGCTGCGCTAGATTATGTTCTCTGAGAGGTAAGAGTATGCGCAAAGCAAAACGCCTAGCATTGCGGCGGAATATGCAGTTATCACTTAATCCTACCGATAACGTGCCGCTTACTGTGAAGCCCAGCAAACAAGGGTTGAGCAGCGAGCACAGGGTGAGGGGAAAGCAAAAACAAAAGGGCGGCAGTAAGCAGCCTAGTGGGTGGCCTACTGTTAACTCCCAATTTGGGTACTAATTACAGCCTATAGCATCCTATGGGGTGCTATGTGAAGTAATTCGTAAAGTAAACAACCAACAATCAAAGAGGTGCATCATGACCAACAAAACTCATTCAACCGGTAAAGTATTCAAGCTCACCGCTGCTGGTAGCATTCGTAAAGCTCTTGGAGATGTAGTGGAAGCAAAACGCAACATCACTATCAGCGCGCTCTTCCACGGCCTTATCAGCAGCAATGTTTCCTGGGCTACGGATATGCAGCGCAGTGATGCTGCTGACTTCGATATGGTGCTGCGTACGCTGCTGCCTATCAAGTTCAATAAAGAGTCCGGTAAGTACGAGTTCAACGCGAAGAAGTGCTATGCGTCTGCTGAGAAGCTGGGCATCGAACTGGACACTATGCGTCTGGACTATAAACAAGCTGACAAGCAGGGCCGCGAAGTGATTGTAGCCAGCTTTTATAGCGCCTGTATGGCCCTGTACGCTGCCGAAGCAGAGCAAGTGAAGAATGACGCGCTGGATGCCGATGCAGTGCGCTTGCAAGCGCTGGGGCGCGTTAAAAACGCTATTAAAAAGGCTAAAGAGACTGGTGTAAGCGATGCTGACCTCGTGTCTATGCTGGTATCGCAGGGGGTGGATGTACGCACTGTACTGGATGCAACATTAAAGGCAGCGGCATGATTTAGAATGGCTGGATATCCTGTACGTGAAATGTGCGGTAATCGCGGATGGTATTCACAAGTTCATGCAAGATAACGGGCGCATGCCTGCGTGGTCAGAATTAGGAGTTAATCATGATTAACATTATCAACATCATCGTAACCAGCGCGGCGCTGGTACTTAGCAGCAACCCGAGCAACCCGGTGCCTTACTGCGTGGTGGAAGTACAGAGTACGCAGTCACAGGAGCGCCCAGCGGTGGACTTCTACGAACACCCGGACGGTGGTTGCAAAGAGCTGGGCGCGGCGGTATTGCAGGCGTATCAGGAGCAGTATCCGGACGCCGCTGTGACGCTCACTGTGGACGGTAATAGCAACAACGATATTTGAGGTAGGGTATGCACGGAAAGAATCCTGAGACGCTGCTGATGCGTAGGCAGCAACCAACAATCGAAGGGCTGGCGCGGGAGTACAGCGCGAAGGCGGCACTGCGCCAGCACTATGAGAAACAAGCGCAGCGCCTGGGTATGACCCTGCGCGGTTACTGCGTCCGGTTTAATGTGCGGGGTGTGGTATGATTAAGTACGACGTGTATAAAAATAAGCGCAGTGGTATATACTACTGCGTTAACCTTATGGGTGGTATCAATGAACGGCACATGTTACTACCAGATGAGCCGCCCTACACGCTGGAAAGAAGCACGTGGCGCGCCGGTGATGTAATCACCCGACCGGATGTATTCCAGCTCATAGCCCGAAACGTAGTATTCAAGGACAGCGTATGCTCACAGTAGACGAGACGGCGCTGCTGTGCTGGAGGCTGCTGGAAACACAGGGCAAGTGCGGCTGCACTTGGGAAACATTCAAAGAGGTTCCTAATGAACTCAAGCAAATCGTGCCGGTTGAGCGTAGACTCCTCCGAGTTCGTAAGCAGGACTCAACGGTGGTGCTCACCACGTACCGAGAGTATACAGAGTCCGCTGCGCGGCAGTTGCAAGAGCAGATCGAATTGGATGTGGTTACAGCACTACTACGGTACGGGTATCGTGGAGCCTATACAAGATTTAGGGCGGCTGTGCGCTCGTATTATAAGCAAAGACAGCTCGCTGCGTGGTATGCACGCTGAACTCTTAATGCACGATGAAATACTAACCGAGGAGCAAATGAAAATGCAAGAGACTAACACAGCACCTATCGAATGGAAAGTGGTATTACCGGAAGGTGCAAACGCACTTCCAATGAAAGAATCAATGTATTCCAGCGGTGATTACTGGACCCCGTTCCAGGACTTGCAAATGCAAGGAGAGGACCACCCCCACACTGAGGGTACACTGCAGGCGCTTATGGGTCTCCGCACCGTAAGCACTCTCACTCCTGGCTTAGAGGTAACTATAGGCGGGATACTGCACCCAAAACACCGCGAGGTGATGAGGGTTAGTGGGCCGTTGCAAAAGGTGGACTTGTACCATTCCGGAACTTTCTACGAACTCTTTGCCCCGGCGCGAATCACCATCGACAGCAAGTTCTGGGAGCGCCGCCGCGACTTCTATGAGGGTGATGATGTAGTGGTTGAGCGCGTAGTTGCTTGCGTCGAAGAATTCACCGGTTACAGGGTGCACAAGCAGGCCGTGCAGTTATTCGAGCGCATTATGCTTGCGCCAGGAGAGCAGCAGCGCCGCTTATACACGGGCTACGATTACGGAAGACACATCCGCGATGGCAACGTAGCTGCGCTGCTCATGAAGTTGCACGGTTTCGTAGTGTCTAGATTCGCCGTGCCTTTGGGCTTTGGTTTCCGCAATGGAGAGCCCATCGTGATGCTGGGGCAGCCGCGGATGCACAAGGACTTCGCCGCAGTTACTGAGTACCGCTGCGTAGAGATGCGCGTAGGTAAGTGGCTCGCTAACTACTACGGAAATGGTGTGGACTTCCGCGATGCTATCGAAGACCTCAAGGCTATGAACGTAGAGCCTACAACGTACCTGTGCAAGACCGAGCAGGAATGGTACGATGCCTATGAGAACGGCCCGCGTAGCTGCATGAGCGGGTACTCATTTGAGCATAGCCCTGTGCGGGTATATGCTACTACCAGCCACGGGCTTCCGGATAATGGGCTACGTCTGTTCATTCAGTACACCGGGGAACTGTTCGGGGACGACTTCGAAGTGCAGGCACGGGCAATCGTAAAACCTGAAACCAAAGAGTACGTCCGAGCTTATGGCAACGCTGCGGATGCAATCCTGCGTGGTCATGGTTACACCAGAAACACTGAGTGTCTCGAAGAGGTGGTGCTGGCGCGGATACCGCACCCAACATACAACGGCGCAGTGCTGATGCCATACCTAGATAGCAGCCAGTGCGGCGTAGATGAGTATGAGGATGATGCCTTTGTAATCCGTGACGACTACGAGTACGAGGCGCAAGAAGCCGATGGATACATCTACGTAGGCACTGAATCTGCTTGCTGCTGCTGCTGCGAGGGGCGTTACTCCGTTGATGATATGCAGGAAACCGCCGACGGTGAAATGGTCTGCGACGTCTGCCTCGAAGACGGGGACTTTGTATATGTAGTTGGCCGAGAAGGTCTGTATAATCGCTGGAGCTGCACTTGGTCTGATTACCACGACGCCTATGTATACGACTGCGATATCGCGCACTGTGCTGTAGAGGGGGTAGTGCATGATCAAGCAGAACTGGTGTATGCACAGGGCCGGGAGGTGCTTGTTGAGCACGTAGAAGAACACCCAGTGCACGGGTTAATTCTCACTGAGCATGCAGCTGATTGCTTGGGAGAGAAGTACCTAGGCAACGATGACGAAGAAGTAGAGGAGGCAGCTTAATGTTCTTGAATCCGCACGGGATTGATATGCAGCTGCTCTTGCAGATACTGCAAACGCACCGGCCTAGCTGGGGCAGCACTAAGTGGTTCGAGCCGCTGCTTATGCAGTCGCTACAGTCGCTGGGTAGTGGTATGCACTACGTAAAGGACAAGCACGGGAACTACTTCGTGCTGGTGGGGGACTCAGAGCAAAGCGACGTAGCGTTTACGTCTCATCTCGATACGGTGGCGCGCCCAACCAGCGCTGCGCCGGACGTCGGCTGCACTAACAAGGGTGTACTGTTCGTAAAGAATCCGCAGCAGGCTGACTGCTTAGGGGCAGACTGCGGGGCTGGTATCTACCTGATGCTGGAGATGCTGCGCCAGGGTGTGCACGGACGCTACTGCTTCTTCGTGGATGAGGAGGTAGGCTGCGAGGGTAGCGCTGCATCGGTCAAGGACGACACTGGATTTTGGACTGGTGTCAAGGCGATGATTAGCTTTGACCGGCGCGGCGACGGTATAATCACGCATCAACGGTACATGCGCTGCTGCTCTAATACCTTTGCCAAGACCCTAGCAGAGCGCCTGGGACGCACGGAGCAGCACTTGCAGAAGGGGGTGTATACTGACTCGGCTGAGTTCGTTGACATTATCCCTGAGTGCACCAACGTCGGTGTAGGGTACATGCACGAGCACACCCCGGATGAGGTACTGGACCTGAACATCCTGGGGCAAGTGCTTGAGCGGGTACTTCAAGATGGCACGTTCTCGCATCTTCCGATTGAGCGGGACCCGAAGGTGGTGGAGCCGGACCAATGGCTCTCTGCATCGACACTCAGTTTACGACAGCCGTGGGACATGCCGCCGGACGAGGACCCGCAATTGCTGGCCGCGTTCCGGGAAGTGTCGCAGCTTTCTAAACAGCAACTAGTTAGCTGGGTACAGGAGAATCCAGCGAAGGCGGCGGAGTACATAATGGTGTTCTCCGATTATGGCTTTAAAGAAGAACTGATTGAACTAGGCACCCGAGTCGTAGAAGACTGGGGCGGATACGCTAATATTGTGGAGGGTTGATTATGTCGATGTTTAAAGTCGGGGATAAGGTTGTACGCAAAGAATGGTGCGGTGAAGATGAATACTTCATTAGTAAGCTGGGGGGTTCTCCCTACTACACAGTGACTTCTGTTAGCGCTGGTGGCTGCTTTATACAGGTAGACGGGTTTATTATACGCAGTGATAGACACCCGTGGTACGTCAATAACTTCGAGCTGTACCAAGAGCCCGAGGACGATGAGCTGCCGCCGGTTCCAGCCAGTGTGGCCTATATGAACTCCAAGCGTGACCCTGGAAATGACCAGCGCCTGGTTGTTGATAAGGATAACGGGTGCTGGGAAGGTTTAATGTACATCGGGGTAATCTCCCGTAAGGGAAGTACTAGAGCCCAGGAAGAGATTGGGATTAACATCGACCCAGATTCGGCTCTGCAGTTGGCACATGATCTGCGCCGCATGGCTATGTCGGTTAAGCGCGAGCAGAAGTAATGGACCAGCCCTGGCTTAGAGCGTGCAAGCGCCTGGCCGTGGGGCAGAGGGCACGCTTTCGATGCTGCGGCAGGGACGCCGCCGGGGTGCTCTACAATAACCCGGCTGCCTGGGAATACTATTGCCACCGCTGCAAGCAAGTGGGCAAGGAGCACAAGCAGTACCAGCGCATACAGTTACAGGAAGAGCCGAGGGTGCAGCCCTCTGCACCTGCAGATGCAATTTGCATTAGCCAAGCGCCTGCGGAAACGCAGAGTTTTATTTACGGATTCCTGACCACAAAGGGAATCATGCCTGAAATGGTGGAGGATGCAGAATGGAGCAAAGAGAAACAGCGGATAATCTTCCGCGTCGGAAGCGCTGCTCTGGGCCGTGCAGTGCATGCCCGACAGCAACCGAAGTGGGTAATGTACGGTCAGCCGATACCCTTCGCTGTCGCGGCACCTGCCGTAGCACCGGCTGTAGCTGCGGCCGCGCCTCTAAAGGTCGTGCTCACCGAGGACTTTCTATCAGCGATCAAATATCAGCACGCGATTACGAACTACTCTGCAATGAACGTGCAGGCTATAGCTATGCTGGGTACTCGCTTGCCCGTGCAGTTAAGGGCGTGGCTGATACAGAACAAACCGACAGTGATACTGTCCCTTGATAACGACCAAGCGGGACACTCCGGCGCGGCCATGATACGGCGCGCACTACGTCCCTTTATGTCGTGCCACGAAATCTACTACGACGGGGACCCAAAAGAGGCAACAATACAGGAGCTATTAGATGGTATTAGGGGCGTGTAAAGAGCACAAGCAGAATGGGTACTCCAAGCTAACGACGCAGCAGGTAAATTATATCAGGGAGACCTACAGGCGGTACAGCAGGGCACACGGTATACCCGCCATAGCTGCCCAGCTTGGCGTAAGTACGTCAGCGGTGCATGATGTGTTGAAAGCTAAAACTTGGAGGCTCTAATTGGACCTAATAGTTGTTAAAGCGATGTGCACGCAGAAGGTATGGAACCGCCTGCGAGAGCAGATACCCAAATCCATGCTAGCGCCGGACACAGCGAACCTACTAGACTGGGTGGGGTTGTACTGGAACACGTACCCGGAGCACCAGGAGGTGCAGTGGGATGCAATGCAGAGCATGCTCAACCTCCGAGCGGGGCACCTATCCAGGGAAGAGCGGGTAATAATGGACGAGCTTATGCGGGGAGTACAAGCCGTGCCTCAGGATTCTGTGGTGGGGATTGTCCAGACCCTGAATGAGCTGGCCTACAGCGGGGAGGTAGCAGCGCTGACGCAGCGCTACCAAGACGGCGAGGAGATTGATTACCTGCTGGAAATGAAGCACTTACAGCGCAAGTACGGTGACGGCGCTGCGGTGCATGATTCGCTGCTTGAATGGGAGAGCGGTAGTGTTGACGAAATACTTGCCGCGACTGACGAGAGCGGCGGTCTTAAACTTGGCGTGTTCGAGCAACTCGCTAGCAACATCAGAGGTCTACGTGGCGGGGACTGTATCGCAGTGGCTGCTCCTGTGGACTCTGGTAAAACTAGTCTGCTTGCTGCTATTGCTGTGGATTTTGCTGAGCAAATGCAGCAGCAGCCGGAAGTGTACGGGGACCGTCCTATCCTCTGGCTGGTTAACGAGGGTCCAGCGACGCGTACAGTGCCGAGGGTATACCAAGCGGCGCTGCACTGGACTCTGGCGGAGATTAAGGACCGGCACAGTAAGCAAGAGTTCGTGCCAGCCTACCTCAAGAAAGTAGGCAGGGCTGACCGGATTCGTGTTAAGGCTGCGCACTCCTTGACTATGGCGCAGATATCCACGCTCATGGAGGAGATGCGCCCCGCGGTAATCATCATCGACATGGTGGCGAACATCCGTGGCGGCACTATGGAGACCGAGCACCAGAACCTTGAGGCGAAGTGGCAGGAGCTGCGCATACTTGGGTGCGAGAACGACTGCGCTATTGTAGGCACTATGCAGCTTTCACTCGAAGGTTATAACATGCTCTTTCCGCCGCTCACCGCTATGAAGCAGAGCAAGATTGGTGTACAAGGTGCCTTGGACTTGGCGATTATGATGGGTTGCTTGGACAGGAACGAGCAGCCGCACATGCAAAACGTCCGTGGTATCAGTACTCCGAAGAACAAGATGGCACTGTCTGGTAAAGAATCGCTCCTGCAATTCGAGGTGCAATTCGAGCCGGGTCGTTGCCGCTTTGATGAAGGCCAGATTAACCGGTGACTTCCCTAGCGCCTTCTATGAGGGCGCTATGTAGGTACACTAGGAGGCTACTATGCTTAAACCGTCAGACATTAACTACCTCGATGAAGAGGTAATCGAGGCGTACGCTGCGTCTGCAGGTACTTTCCGTAAACGATTCGCGCTGGACAGCAGCCAGCTGATTGTGCATCTAGCTATCAATAAAGCTCGGAGGGTTAAGTGGAAATGACAACCAGTATAATGCACATTGACCTGGAGACGGAGAACCATGAATATTACGGCTCTAAAGCAAGCCCATACTGCCCTGACAACTATGTTGTTGAGTCAGCATGGCGTATCGACACGACACAGGCTGACGGTACTACCACTGTTGGCGAGACTCAATCGGTGCGCTTCAATTCAAGAGCTGATTTCTTGGCGGGAAACAGTGCAGCAGAAGGCTGCCGGTGGTTTCATGTCCCCGAGGATTGCTGGCTTATTGTTGCGCACAACGCAGCCTATGAGATTTCTTGGTTTCTCACGTACCAGCGGCAGCAGTTTGAGGCCTTCCTCAAGCGTGGTGGCCGGGTGTACTGTACCCAGCATGGTGAGTACATCGCAACTGACTTCCAGAGCATGTACCCATCCTTGGATGAGACTGCCCCTAAGTACGGCGGTACGCACAAAGTAGACGGGGTTAAGCTTCTGTGGGAGCAGGGTGTGCTAACCTCCCAGATAGACCCTATGCTGCTGCATGACTACCTGGTTAATGGGGACATCCCGAACACGGCCCTGTGCTTCTACGGCCAGTGCGCTATCTTCTCCGAACGTGGGCAGATGCAGTATGTCTACGAACGAATGGAGGCAGCACTAGCTTGGAGCTATTGTCAATGGTTCGGCCTGTTCGTGAACATGCCTATTGCACGCAAGAACCAAGAAGAGCAGGAGCAGCGCATCCTGGAGATTAAGAAGGAGTTGCAGCAGTACATCCCGAAGGACTTGCCGGAGACTCTGGATTTCAACTTCGGTTCGGACTTTCATATGTCTGCGCTGGTGTACGGCGGGCCTATCAAGTACCGCAAGAAGGTACCCTATGACCCTCCGCAGTACGTCAAGGCCGACTACTGGCAAGTGGGGGACACTTGGGTTGCCGTGGACGACATGCCCGCACCGCCAGGCGCAACCACGTACAAGTCCGGCAAGAACAAGGGGCTCCCCAAAGTATTCCGCCTCGATACCGAGGAGGAGAAGCTCAAGTGGGAGGACGACCTCTACTTCTGTCCGGGCCTAGTGGACATCCAGGAGCTGCCGGAAGTTATCCGGGAGAAGTACGCAGAGCGCGGAGAGTTCCGGCAGGCGCGCACCCTGCAGGACGGCACTCCTGTGTATAGCACCAGCACTGATGCAATGGAGGCGCTGGCTCGACAGGGTTTCGAGTTCTGTAGATTGGTGAACGAGCTAGGCGCTCTGGAGAAGGACACGGGAACCTACTACCTGCGAACGGAGTACAACGAAGATGGGTCAGTTAAGAAGCTGTCCGGGATGTTGCAATACGTTATCCCCCAATCCCCTGATGGAAGCGGTATTATCCACCACCGGCTCAATACGTGCAGTACAGTCACTGGTAGACTCTCTGGCTCTAACCCCAACCTCCAGAATCTTCCTAGAGACGGAACTAGCCGAGTTAAACAGATGTTTACAAGCCGGTATGGAGCCGGAGGTCGTATCACAGAGGTTGACTACTCTGCTCTTGAGGTGGTTATGTCCTGTGTGCACACCGGAGACAGGAAGCTGCTGAGCCTGCTGCAGAATGGTACAGATATGCACTGCTACCGCTTAGCGTTCAAGGAGGGCAAGACCTACGAAGAGATGTACGACCTCTGCCACAACGCCGATGGGCCGGACTATAAGTACTGGAAGCAGCAGCGTACGGACATTAAGCCTCCGAGCTTTGCTGCACAGTACGGGGCTACGGCTAAAGGGATTGCGTTTGCTACAGGCTGTACAGTAGAGTATGCGCAGTCGTTCCTGGATAACGAGGCGAAGCTGTTTCCAGACACCATCGGCTTCCGCGCTGTTGTCAAGGAAGAGGTGGAGCGTACCGGTGCGGAGGGGCGCATGTACCGGGAGCAAGCTGACGACGGCAGCTACCGAATCTACCGCATCGGGACGTGGACCAGCCCTGCTGGTGCCCGCTACAGCTTCCGTCAGAAAGAGCAGTGGAAGGAAGTTGTGCCTGGGCAGCGTAAGCAGAAGGTCATGGACTACAAGGAAACCGAGATGGCTAACTACTGGTGCCAGGGGGAAGCATTCTTCCTGATGGCGGTGGCGGCTGGTATGGTTCTGCGTGCACTCTTGGCCCGTGACTGGTTTGACAATCAGGTGTGCCTGATTACGAACGTGCACGATGCATTGTATCTGGACAGCGCCAACCCTGAGGTTGGACGTGAGGCTAGCCTGCTGGTTAAGCAGTGCATGGAGGATGCACCTAAGCGTATTCACCAGCTCTGGCCTAACTACGGTATCATTGGTGAGGTGCCCTTCCCAGCAGAGGCTGAGATGGGTACGAGTATGTACAGTAAGGAGAAGGTTGAGTGAATATAAAGTCTGGCAGTATTGTGGAGTTGATGGACCTGGGACCTGAGCCGATAGACCCGCGGTATGCGGCATACTTCACTCCGGGCACAAGACATACGGTTATGTTCTTCGACCCGGTTACTGGGGAGATAGAACTAAGTTACCCTGGGCTAGTAGTAAGTAGACCGGGGGATGGTGTAACCTTCTTTCCAGGGGAGTACAAACTTATCGTGGAGTAGTGATAGGTGGACCCTTGGGTGGTGTAGGGTGTTAGGGTAGCATGGAAATACACTAGGGTCAACTAAATAATTAAATAAAATTATTTGTTGACTCTGGCTTGATTTTGTGATTCACAGAGAATTAATGTGATACGAGTAGGAACAACACAAGAGAGGCAACCTTGGCTAAAGTAAGTCTAATCAAACTGTGGACCAAAGAAGAGCACCAACAAATTCTTGGCAGTTTCCTCAATAACACTGATGCAGCTATTGCGTACAATAACAAATTTCGCAAGGGGGACGTAATCGTGTCTCGCCAGCTTGTACGCTACTGGCGCAGCATCTTCATGGATAACAAGGGCAGCAAGGCAAAGGCTAACAACGCACTGATGCAAGCCCGCAAACTAATTCAACCCTCCCCAACGGATGACATTGGGGATACGTTTGTACCTGAAACCTGTCGACGTGTACTTGTTATCGGGGACTTGCACGAGCCTTACACACACCCAGACGCGTACGACTTTCTGCGCACTGTACGGGACGAGTACTGCCCGGACATTGTAGTGCAGATAGGGGATGAGACAGACGGGCACGCTATTAGCTTTCACGACAGTAGCCCTGAGTTGGACAGTGCTGGGGTGGAGTTAGAGAAGGCCAAGCTTGGTCTGGAGAAGCTGCACGACCTGTTTCCTAATCTGCTCCTGTGCGACTCTAACCACGGCTCCCTTATCTACCGCCGAGCCAAAGCGCATGGGCTCCCGGTACAGTTCATTAAGAAGTACCGGGACATCCTATTCCCAGAGCACGGCGCGCCGGGGTGGAGTTGGGGTGATGCTTGGGATTTGAATACGCCGTTGGGTGTTGTACGATTCCAGCATCAAGTATCGGGGGACCTGCTGCTCAACGCAGCCCATGAACGTAAGTCCATGGTGATTGGACACTTCCATGGGAAGTTAGATATACAGTATGCCGCGAGCAGCACTGCCCTGTACTTTGGTGCGCACTGCGGTTGTTTAATCGACAACAAGAGTCTGGCATTTGCTTACGGCAAGTTGTCAAGAAGCAAGCCGATTCTAGGGTGTATGGTGATTACAGATGGATGCCCGCAAATCATCCCCATGCTATTGGACGACACCGGCCGGTGGTGTTCTAGAGTACAACCCTGATACCGGAGAGTTTATATGGGTTAAAGTAGTTAGTAACCGTGCCAAGTTGGGAAGCACTGCTGGGCACGTAAGACCTGATGGGTACTTGGTCTTGCCGTGTGGGACCCGTGCTAATGTTGCAGCATGTAAGTTGTTGGGCCTGGATGTCCCCGATGGATATGTGGTGGACCACATTAACAGGGACACCCTGGACAACCGCGCCTGCAATCTTAGGGTTGTGTCAAAGAAGGTTAACGCACACAACACAGGGCTCCGGGCCACCAACAAAACAGGCGCGCGCGGGGTTTCTTGGGACTCTAGCAGGGGCAAGTACAGGGCTGCTCTTATGGTGGACGGGAAGCAGTATAGTAGGCGCTTCGACAGCTTAGAGGCTGCCTCGGAGTGGTACCACAGTGTGGCCGAGAAGCACGGTGTTCGGCAATACCAGCCATCCGCGTAGACGCACTTAAACGTTATGCAAGTAAAATCAATAGAGGTGATGATGAAAATGGGAATCTGTTCTGTACTGGGCCTTATCTTTGTAACCCTGAAACTCACCGGCGTTATCGCCTGGTCTTGGTGGTGGGTACTGCTTCCGTTCTACGGCGGTATCGCCTTGCTGTTGGCAATACTGGCAGCGGGCGGGGTGGCGGCAGCTGCGGCTATCGGCATTAAGTCCGCATTTAAGAACCGCTAGGCCGGGCCTGCATCTGCACGTAAATATCATTTGAACTAAACGAGGACGTAATTATATGACTATGAATGCACTGGACACTCTGAACTCCCTGGTAGCTGCTGCGATTGAAACGCAGGATGTTGATATGACCGAAACCGCACAGGGCGGTGCGTATGAGGACGTGCTGCTGCCGAAGGGCGAATACTACGGCTACTTCACCGAGTACGTGGAAATCGGTAAGCGCCTGCCGACCAAGGGTGGTAAGCCTACCGGTAAGCCTGCAGTGGCTAACGTACGCATCGGCATTGTAGTGTTCGGCCCTAACGGTGAGGTGAAGCGTATTCGCCCGTTCCCGATGGCTATCAGTAACTTTGAGCGCGCAGGCTTCAAGAAGTTCTTCGACAAGCTCAACTACGATAACAGCATTAAGCATGCAGCACAGCGTCTGGGACAGGCCTTCACCTTCCCAATTGATGAGCACACCAGTGCTGCGGGCAAGAAGTCTAACATCGTGGACCTGTCCGGTATCCGCCCGATTCCGAAGTTCGACCCAAACACCGGCGAGCCTATCAAGATGCCAGCCCTGGATGCCTCTGAGATTAAGCTGTTCCTGTGGAACAACCCAACCAAAGAGACCTGGGATAGCCTGCACATCGAAGGCACCTTCGACGACGGTAAGAGCAAGAACTGGATTCAGGAAGACATGTACAAAGCAGTAGACTTCCCTGGCAGTGCTCTGGATATTATGCTGAACGCTGGCTCGGTTCCTAGTCCGGCAGCTATGCAGGCACCTGCTGCTCCTTCTGCACCGGCGGCTCCCGCTGCACCGCAAGCACCGGCAGCCCCAGCTGCTCCAGTGGCTCCTGCGGCTCCTGTAGCGCCAGTAGCGCCCGCTGCACCGCAAGCCTAATCAACCATAACCTAAACTAATGCGGCCCCGCCTAGGGGCCTTAGAGGAAGCCTATGAACATCATCACATGGGTCAAAGAACAGTATGTTGTGTTTCTGCTTATGCGTGCACAGCGTTTGCAGAAGCGAGCGAATGACTGGCACTGGGCGGCTAACTCTCACGCACACAGGGCAAGCCTTCTGGGTACCGAGATTAGTGCGCACCGCTATCACCTGACTCGCCAGTGCGCCAAGTCCCGCCGCCGTGCATACGCCCTGGGCGCAGAGGCTACGGCCACTGAGACCAAAGCCCACAATTTCATTTCAAAACACAAACTGAAAGGATTCGAATAATGGACAAAGTACTAGACGCATACAAGAATCTGGCTAAAACGGTCACTGCTGCGCTGCACGATGCAGTGACGTACGACTCAGTTTTATGCGGGGGTGTTCGCATCAACCGCTTAGACGATATTTACGACGCCATGGACAAGCTGTCGGCCCTGTACGGCATGGACCTGGAGCTGGCCGCTACCGCCTTCCGGGAGCACAACGACCTAGCGGCACATGCCGATAAGTTACGGGGCGATGACCTCGTGCTTATCCGTGTAGTGGGCACGCTCAGCGTTGGCCTGGCGGAGATTGGCTCCTGTATATACGACGTAGACCAGAGCCTGCGTACCCCAGAAGTAATTGGGGACATGCTCGGCACCGTGCTGGTGCTGTATGAACTGGAGGCTTGAGCATGAGCGTACGTGTAGAGGTGCACGCACCCAGGCACAGCTTTATGGCGCCTTATGCTGAGCATGCCTGCAACCGCTGGTGCGTAACCTTTGTTCGGGAGGACGACCCTGACACCATGTATGTGGTGCGCTGGGCCGCTAAGCCTACCCGCAAGCAGGTGAAGTTGGCAGCTAAATCAGTAGCCAGACTGGAGATTTAATAATGCTGTACGTATCTCGCGCAATTTACATAGCTTTGATTCTCCCACTGATTCCGTTGGCGGGACTATGCTACCTGGGCGACAAGCTCAGCAAGGCAAAGTGGGCAGAGCGTTGGGTTAACTGGGCCGACAAGAAGGCCCGCGACATTACGGGGCGCTAATGATTATCAATGGGGTTGACTTGTCCCAGCTCGGGGAGCAGTTGGCTCCGCAGAACTCTGGGAAAATTCTGCTGTATGACGCGGACTTTTGCGTGTACAAAGCCGCCGCTACAGTAAAACGTTTGGACACTGCAATCCGCCGCTTCTATCAGCTACTGCTTGAGGACATGTTCCTGGTCGGCTGCTCAGAAGCAGTGGCGTATCTGACGCCTACTGGGTGTGCTAAGTGCCTGCGCTGGCACCTGCCTACGGCTAAGCCGTACCAATGGAACCGCAATAAGCGTCAGGAGCTGCCACTCAAGGCACCGTTGAAGCGGCACCTGATTGAGAACCCGGACCAGTATTCTGAGCATGGCATACAGGTGGTAAGCAGTGACTACTTTGAGGCCGACGACCTATTTGTAATGGATTCGTACAGCTTCGGGGACCGGGGAATCCTGATGTCGCAGGACAAGGATTCCTGGCTAAGCCCTATGGCCCGGTTCGATATCCCGACCGGAACCGTGTGGCCTGCCTTGGATAATCCATTCGGTTGGATTAAGTGGGACGATACCCAGGCTATGCCTGTACGCGCACACGGGTTGAAGTTCTTCTGGTGGCAGATGCTAGCAGGGGACGACGCAGATAACGTCAAAGGCATCACGTTGCTTGATGGGAAGCCCTGTGGCAAGCGAACGGCCTTTGATGCTATCTACCCTATTACCTCAGAGCAAGACGCCGCAGAGTTCGTTGTAGCGGCTTATGCTAGAAACAACCAAGATGTACTCGCAGAGGCTGAATGCCTGTTCCTGCGACGCTCCCAATCAGATTCTGCCTATCAGTATCTGATGTCACTGTTGACTACTCCCAGTCTACGTGACTGGGTGCAGTCGCTGCACGAGTACCATAAACAGCACATACAGTGGATACAGGAGCACCCAGACAATGGCGAAGATGTCTGCGAAGGAAATGAGCCTGCGGGCGATTGAGTTATACTACGAGGGGAAACATGATGAACTTGAAACTATTCTGGATGCGCTGCGTGAACGAGCACCCAAAACACATCGAAGAACGGTTGAGCATTTGGATTCTCTCATTCACGACAATGCTCTGCTGGATGTAGTGGGAGAGATTGAATTATGGTGATAGATGCAGTAGGGAGGCCCGCTGAGGTGGGTCAGAAAGTTGCTTTTGGTCAGGCTAACAAAGGTGCGCACCCACTACGTGTCGGGGTAATCTCTAAAGTTACTGCAAAGACAGTGACTATCGAGTACGAGCGAATCACAAAACGTTGGTCCGACAAGGCTGAGATAGTGTTAACAGAAACAGCACAGCGGGGTGCTGGTGCCTTTGTAGTGGTGCAATCATGAGTCTGCGTAAAATTACACGGGCACAGATTCGCTCCGTGGCGATTAAGCTTGCCAAAGACCAGGGAGGTATCTGCCTCCTTTGTGGCAAACCTTTGGACTTCACAATCAAGGGGGTAACTGGTGATTCTGTTGTCGTTGACCACGATCATATTACTGGGCGTATTCGGGGTGCTCTTCATCGCTCGTGCAATGGAGGGGAAGGCAAAGTGGCATCTGCCGCTGGGCGCTGGATTGTTGGTAGCATGCAATCTTCTGGGGCTATTGCTGAATCTCTACGTAGGGTCGCCGATTACTTAGACCGCGAACCTACGGATATGTTATACTATACGCACAAGACGCCGGAAGAATTGGCGCAGGCACAGAAGCTAAAGGCCCGCAAGGCCCGGGCACGACGCAAAGCACGGGAGACTATTAAGTGAAGGCAGTAATCTTTGATTTGGACGGTACACTAGCTGATGGTACACACCGCTTGCACTTGCTGCCTACTGTGGATTTGCATCTGACTGATAGCTGGAACGAATTCAACCGGGCCTCGAAGGATGACAGCCCTATCCATAGCACTATTGAAGTGTGCAACATCATGGTGCGCGCAGGGTTGCGGGTTATTATCTTGACAGGGCGCTCGGATATAGTAAGAGCGGAAACAGAGTCCTGGCTGGAGCGGAACTTCGTTATGTACTCCGAGCTGGTTATGAGGCCGCACAGTGACAACCGAAAGGATACTGTCATCAAAGAGGAATTTCTGCGTAACCAAGTCGGGCTGGAAAACATTGTGGCGGCTTGGGACGACAGCCCCGCGGTAATTGAGCATTTCCGCGGACTGGGTATTACCACTTACGCTGTATGCGACTATGGTGCAGCAGCACATCGAACAGACTTAAAATCCCACGGGGTGGAGGAATTAGCATGAGCGCAGTAGGTACAGGCATGAAGTATGACGCAGGCAAACCTAGAATGGACTTGCTACTGGACGGGTGCCCGAATGCGTTGCTGCGTATCAGTGATGTGCTGACCTTCGGGGCCCAGAAGTATGCGGCACACAGTTGGCACACGGTAGCCGAAGGTAAGTCCCGATACAAGGCCGCGCTACTGCGGCACCTCACAGCGCACGCTCTGGGAGAAACGCTGGACTCGGAGAGCGGTTTACCGCACCTGGCACACGCCGCTTGCTGTGCGTTATTTATTCTAGAACTGGAGCAGATGGATAGTGCGACCAAGTGAGTGGTGCCACATGATGTGGCAGAAAGCAGTAGAGCGAGGCGACGAACGCGCCGCTAAAAACTACCTGGAGATGTACAATCTCTGGGTAGGTCGCAATCAGTAGTTAGAAGTACCGGACATAACCAAGGAGACTAAGCGCCTATGATTAGCGCCCTGAATACGGTTGTAGTACCAGAGGAAGCACTGGTGAAACGCCAGCTGGAGCTTGAAGAGACCTATAAGATTCGCGGAATCGAGCGAGCACGTAAGCTGATTACGGACGCATTGCAGAACGGTGGGATTATGAACCTGCCGATGACGCAGCGTATGCTCACCTCAGCATATGAGGTGGCTGCCGCCGCTATCGAGGAGATGCGAAATGTCAAAGCCCCAGGCATTGGCGGTAAGTACCGCCGGTTCCTGCGCTTAATCCCCTTGGATGTCCTGACCACCCTGAGCCTGTGCACAATGTTTGAGGCGTTCAGCGTCGCCCCCGGCGAGTCCGCCAGTCGCCGTCAGACTGCACAGGCGGTAATGTCCGCACTGGGCAGAAACGTACAGTCAGAGCTACTGGCTCTGCAGTTACGCAACGTAGCCCCGGCGTACATGGACCGCGTGTATGAGTACCTCACAGAGCGCCATACGAAGTCCCCTACGCACATCCTGCGTACGCTCCGTGCCAGTGCCGAGAACGTACACTATGGGCACGAGCCTTGGACCAATGCCCAGAACATCTCCGTAGGGCGTCTGCTGTGTGCCGCAGTGTTTGAGACGGGACTGTTCCAGTGGAAGAACTGTAGCGGGAATCTGAGCATGCTCTATCCGGCTGACGACGTTATGGAGGCCTTCCAGAAACTGGTAGAGTCCGCTGATACCGTAACCATGAAGCCGCCTATGCTGGTACCGCCGGTGCAGCACACTACTCTGTGGGACGGTGGGTACCTCACCCCTATCGACAATCGCGGAACCTATCATAACTCGCACATTGACAGAGCCCGTCTCCGCGAAGTAGCGGAAGCATTTAAGTCCGCAGATGGCATCAAAAAAGCGCTTAATAAGGCACAGGAAACCCCGTACCGTATTAATAAGCGCATACTGGAACTGGTGCAAGAAGCACGGGCCCTGGGTGTTGGGATAGGTATGCCTCGCTCAGTACCGGAGCCGAAACCGGAGTGGTATCTGGACGGGGTTCCGAAAGAGAATTACACCGAGGAAGAGCTTGACCGCTTCGGTGAGTGGAAGACGCGTATGTCTCTATGGTACAGCGCCGACCGTAAGCGTGTATCGCAACTGCGCAGCCTTCTGACTACGTTGGAAATGGCTGAGGAATTCAAAGATGAGAAAGCCCTGTACTTCCCGACTTGTGTGGACTGGCGCTACCGCCTGTACTTCAAGTCCTCACTGCACCCACAGGGTTCTGATTTGCAGAAGGCTCTTCTGGAATTCGGTAGAGGTAAACCTCTTGGAGAGAGAGGGTTGTTCTGGCTTAAAGTGCACGTCGCCACTTGCTTTGGTTACGACAAAACCCTATTCGAAGACCGCGCAGATTGGGTTGATAAAAATATGGCAGTTGTCCGCTCAGTTGCAGAGAATCCATTTGATTCGGACGCTTTTAAGCAGGCCGATTCACCGTGGTGTTTCTTGGCAGCAGTGCTCGACCTGGTGGCTGCTCTGGATTCTCCGTGCCCAGAAGAGTACATATCCAGAACTCCGGTTGCTATGGACGCTACGAACTCAGGTGGACAACACCTCTCAGCGCTCCTGAGAGACCCTGTAGGCGGTCGTCTGACGAACCTGTACTGGGAAGGTAACGACAAGAAAGCGGACTTGTACATGGATGTGAAGCGCCGTACGGACGAGAAGGTTATTCTGGACTTGGACAAGGAGGATTTCGTTATACAGAGCACATACTGGAGAGAGAACGAAATCACCCGCAGCATGACCAAGCGCCCCAGTATGACCTACTTCTACAGCGCCACGGTGCGTAGCTGCAGCGACTACATCTTCGAAGGCGCTTGCGCTGAGGGGTATGAAGGCACCGACACTAACGGTCTATGGAATCTGTCGTGCTACCTGGCTCCGCGTATGCGCGCCGCTATTGAGGAGGCAAACCCCGCTGCTGCGGCGGTTATGGGGTACTTACAGAACCTCGCTAGACGCGTACCGGCAAGCCAGCACCTGCAGTGGTATACGCCGCTGGGTGGGCTTGTAATGAACCGCTACACACAACGTGAGGAGGTGCGGGTACGCATTGACTGCATGAACCTCACCATCATGCGCGTGCATAACCGGGATTTCAAGACCTGTAACAAGCGCAAGGCAGCCTCCGGGATTGCCCCGAACTTTGTGCATAGCCTGGATAGTACGCACTTGATGATGGTTCTATGTGCCGCCGAGGGTCTGGACATTGTGCCGATTCACGACTCCCTGGCTACACATGCAGCCGATGTTGACGCTCTGCACCGGCACATCCGCGAACAGTTTGTACGCCTCTACGAAGAGCACGACCTGCTGGGAGATATTACTCGCGCGGCAGCAGCAGCTGGGGCGGACTTGACGGACCTGGATATGCCAGAGGTAGGCTCCCTGGACATCCGGCAGGTGCTGGAATCACCTTTCTTCTTCTGCTGATAAATGAAGTTACCGGAGTAGGAATGAAGTTAAAACACACTAGTAAAACTTCCGAATACACTCTCAAGGTTCTGTATAAGTCTGACGACATTACAGACGCAGTGAGGCAACTGCACGAACTGGGCCACGGCATTAGTCGGGGCCTGGCTCCAGAGCAGCACTACTGGAGAGTACTGGGAAGTATACTGGGTAAACAGTATATACTAGGAGTCTATGACTCCCAAGGCGACTTAGTCGGCGCTGTCAGCTACTACCCAGAGGCTGTAGAGGACTGTCATTACGTAGAGCCTGTGCTGTATACAGACTTCTTCGTATTGAAACCGGACAACGGCGCGGCATTGTCTGTGATTATGCAGGGCCTGCACGCAATAGCCAAGTGCATGCGCGCTGGGCGTATCGCCATTAGCCGGAGCACGTCTAGTAACACGTACAAAACAACTTATCATTTAGTGAGGTCAGAATGAGTGGTGGTTTAGGTAAACTGTTAGGCAAGGCAACGGATATGCTCGGCCTTACGGACAACGCAGGATTAGAGGCGCAGCAGCGCTTGGCAGAGCAACAGGCCAGCGCAGCTAAACAACAGGCTGCCTTAGAGGCTAATAGCGCCGCAGATAACATCGCTGAGATTGACCCCGCAGGGGCTGCCTCTGCATCTGCAGATGCAATTACGTCTGAGCAGAAGAAACGGCGACAAGCGGGGCAGAGCAATCCTCTGGGCCTGTAAGGGGGCAGCTTGGAACAAAAAGCAACATTAGCAGAACTCTTTAAGAAGGACCAGGACGCGGGTGTCTTGGATGCCTCTGAGAAGTTCGCGCAGTGGACACTCAGCACTATCTTTACCCGGGACGATTCCCTGGATGGTAGACGCAGACCCCTGGAGCGGGACTACCAGAGTACCGGTGCGCAGCTGGTCAACACTGCGGCCACTAAGATTGTAGGGGCACTGTTCCCGCAAGGCACTAGCTTCTTCCGGTTCTCCAAGAGTTCGGACCTGGACGAGTTCATTAGTTCGCTGGGTAGTGCAGCTACAGCAGAATCTAAGCTGGCCGAGGTCGAGAACACGGCGTCACAGAAAGTATTTGAGAAAGACGGTTATGCTGCGAAGTTGCAAGCTGTGAAGCTGCTGCTGGTTACAGGTAACGCGTTGGAGTATATTGATGAGCGGACAGGTAAATCCATCGTCTACTCAGTCCGTAACTTTACCGTTCGAAGGGATGGCAGCGGGAACGTCCTGCGACTCATTATCAGAGAGCGCGCAAGCGTCCAGGACCTGCCAGAGAGTTTCCAGAACACCTTCTACCGTGACAAAGACCCATACGGCGACGTTGATATCTACACTGCCGCTTGTCGCAAGGTTAAGCGGACAGAGGACGGTGCAGAGGTAGTAAGCTACGAGGTGTACCAAGAAGCAGACGGGCACCGTATCGGAGACAGCAGCACCTATCCTGAACTGGAGCTTCCTTACAACGTGCTGGTGTGGAACCTTGTTAGCGGCGAGCACTACGGGCGCGGCTTGGTAGAGGACTACGCCGGAGACTTTGCTCGGTTGTCGGTGCTATCGGAAGCATTAACTAACTACGAGGTTGAAGCCTCCCGGTTGATTCCACTAGTAGATTCTAGCTCCGGCCTGGATGTAGATGAGTTCTCTACGGCGGAGACCGGGGAGGCTGTACAGGTGGGCGGCGGTGGTTCAAACGGAAACACTAAGTCTCCTGTCACTGCTTACGAGGGCGGCTCTGCCCAGAAGATTCAGTGGATTGCCAGCAACATTCAGATGCTCGAACAGAAACTGTCGCGTGCGTTTATGTATACCGGTAACTCCCGGCAGGGCGAGCGCGTCACGGCCTACGAGATTCGCCAGAATGCCAAAGAGGCGGAAGCCGCTATGGGTGGCGGGTTCAGTATCCTGAGCGACACCTGGCTGCGTAAGCTGGCGTACCTGTATACTGCGCTGGTGTACCCTCGCTTTAAGCTGTACCTCAGCGAAGGCGTGGTGAGCATCAACGTTACTGTGGGCACCTCTGCACTAGCTAAAGCCGCGGCAGCGGACAAGCTGTTAGAGGCGGCGCAATCCATGCAGCTGGCTATCCCGGTGCTCGAGCAGATTACTCCACGCTTTAACAAGGATGCGTGCGTAGACTGGTACTTCGACGCCTACGGTATCGTTAGCGAGCCGTTCATGTACACCGAAGAGCAGCTGCAGCAGAAGCAACAGGTTCAAGATGCGTCTGCCGATGTATCCGCAGGTGCCGCGCAGGACCAACTCCAGGGCTTGACAGCAGCGGACCCGACAGTAGCAGGTAAGCAGTTGGGCTTATTACCAAGTTAACAACAGAGGCATAGATGGATAACGTAGAAAACGGTCAAAACGTAGAAACTACACAGGTAGAGAACCAAGGTGGCCCTAAGATTCCGGGCCTAGGTGCTCCCCTTAGCGCCCCGAACAATCAAGGCGTGCAGGATGCACAGACCACTACCCAGCAGCAACAGGGCAAAGATTCCCCTGACCCTGCTAAGATTCCTCTGGATATCGAAGCCCTAAAAGCGGCCCTGGATAAGGGTGGCGATAGCGCTAAAGAGCAGCCTCAGGAGCTGGCCAAGACAGGCAACCCGACGATTGACGCCGGTGTAGCTATGTTGCAGAAAGTCTCTGGGTTAACTGACTCTGATATGGTGCGGGCACTTGGTAAGGCCCTGGAGTATCAGGACCCTAACCTAATCGATACGGCCTTCATTAAGGAACGTTTCGGAGAGCACGCTGCTTATGCAGAGTTGCTGGCTAAAGCGTACCTGGAAGACCAGGTTGGTCAAGCTACCAAAGCAGTACAGGAAGCTTACGATATCGTGGGCGGTAAGGAGAACTGGGAGGTAGCAGCGCAGCTGTTTAATTCCAAGGCCCCTGAACCTCTTCGTAACGCGGCTCGTGTACTCGCTAACTCGGGTGAGCTCAAGCAGGCTGCTGAGTTGGTGGCAAGCTTCTGCCGGGATATGGGTCTTATCAAGACACAGAACCCAATGGTACGAGGCGTGGCCAGCAACAACGCATTATCTGCTGCGGACTTCCGTGCAGAATATACCAAACTCCGTCAGGAAGCGGGCAACCGTAGCTTGGCATCCCCACAGTTCAGTCAACGTTATAACGATTTGCTCGCGCGCCGTGAAGCTGGTAAGCGCGTAGGTCTTTAATCTCATTTAAAAGGAAAAGTAAGATATGGCAGATACTATCTATAAAAGCGCCCTGACAAGAGCCCACTGGGGCGGCGCGGCGTCTGACGTAGACATTCACCTGGAAGTGTACCAGAACGAAGTGGATACCCGCTTCCAGTACCAGGCTCTGTTCCTGGGCCTCTCCAGCCAGCGCTCTATCAGCGGTTCCAACACCTACCGTATTGACCGCCTGAACACCTCCTCGGTGAAGGGTCGTCGCTCTGGTGAGGCGCTGGATAGCACCCCGGTCCGTAACGATAAGATGATTATCGTGGTGGATACGGTGCTGTATATCCGTAACCCGATTGACTACCAGGATGACTGGACCGGTCCGGACTTCCTGACCGAGATGGGTCAGAACAACGGCTCTGAGTTCGCAGAGGTCTTCGACCAGGCGCACCTGATTCAGCTCATCAAGGGCCGTTCCTGGGTTGCCCCGGCGCACCTGAAACCGGCGTTCAATGACGGTATCGAGGTAGGCGCAGCTATCCTTGTTCCAGGTAGCACCTCCGCCACGCAGCTGACTCAGGCTGAGATGGAGGCTAACGCCATGAACATCAACCTGGCGCACAAGGCTGGTATTGATGAACTCATCAAGCGTAAGACCCCGCTGGCGGACATGATTACCCTGGTGGATGTCGATACCTATTCGCGTCTGCTGGAGCATCCGAAGCTCCTGAACCTGGACTTCGGCGCGTCCAACAACGACGGTTACAAAGACCGTCGTGTAGTGAAGATGAACGGCGTGCCTGTAGTAGAGTGCACCGAGTTCCCGACTACTGCTGGTACGCACCCGCTGGGCTCTGCTTACACCGTCACCTCTGACGATGCGCTGTGCCGTATGGTGACTTTCAGCAAGTCCAAGACCCTGGTGACCGTCGAAGCTAAGCCGTTCACCTCCCGTATCTGGGACGATGAGCGTGAGTTCAGCAACGTGCTGGACTGCTACGCGATGTACAACATCGGCCTGCGTCGTCCGGACACCGCGGCAGTGACTAAGTTCACCTTCACCACCAAGTCCTAATTGGAGGTTCAATGGCAGTAATCGCTACGTTCGGTCTGGAGACTCTCCAGGCCAATGCAGCTCAGCGGGAGGCGGTTAAGGCCGCCACCGATGTAGCGAAGAACATCCAGGTGGCTTCGGTTGAATCTGGCCGCAGGGCTACCAAGAAAACCCGTAAGGCGGCTGATGTAGCCGCTGATACTGTGGAAGAGTAATACGCGCCCCTGGTGCCTTCGGGTGCCAGGGGCTTTTTTTTTGTCTCTGTCTTAAAGGTCCAAGGGGTCTTTAATAGAGGAACAAAATAGAACAATTGGCAGCTTTGATACTGCACTAGATGCTCGTGCAGCGTACTTGCGCGCCAAACTTGAAGAGCACGGTTTCGTGCCGGGGGTGGTTTATTCGTGAATTAGACGCTGTGAACCTGACGCTGGAAGCCCTGGGGGAGTCTCGCGTTATGGATATCAACACCAGCAACCCCAGTGCTGGGTTAGCTCGCTCTGCACTTGCGCGCAATCGCCGCGGGTTACTCAGCACAGGGTTCTGGTTTAACGTGGTCGAGCGTGAAGTTACGCCCACCACCGACGGCCTGATTAAGGTACCGTGGAACCAGTTAGCTGTGTATGATGCCTGCTACGACTCCAAGTATGGAGTACGCGATGGGAATCTGTACGACCTGATGGAGCAGAACCAATACTTCTACAGCTCAGTTAAGTTAAAAATAGTCTTGGACTTGGACTTTGAGGACCTGCCGGAGCACGCAGCTATGTGGGTGGCTAACTATACCACTGCACAGGTATATCTCAACGACTTAGGCGGGGACAGCAACTACGCCAATTACGCGCAGGAAGCTGAGCGATACAAGAGCATGGTGCTGCGCGAGCATCTGCGCAATCAGAAGTTCAGTACCAGCAAGACCCGCTTTGCACGTAGAATACGCCGCGCTCGTTTTATGGTTTAAGGAGAGTATATGGCACAAACACCTACACATGCTCTAGAGGGTACCATTCAGAGCCTGCTGCAGGGCGTCTCCCAGCAGGTTCCAAGAGAGCGCCAGCCCGGGCAACTGGGGGCGCAGCTGAACATGCTCAGCGACCCGGTTTCCGGTATTCGCCGCAGACCCCCGGGTGAGATTGTCTGGGAAAGCACTATTGATAACCCTGGGCCTGATTCCCTGTTCACTGAATATGTCGAGCGTGGAACTGACGGTAGGCACCTGCTGATTAATACCAGCAACGGTAACTGGTGGCTGCTGGCTAAGAACGGGAAGACTATTATTAACTCCGGCAATGATCCGTACTTTATTACCGCCGTAGGCCAAACCTCTTTGCAGACCGCAAGTATTGCCGGGTTGACTTATATCCTGAATACGGAGATGGCCCCTAGCACAACTGTGGACAATACTGGGCGTATAGACCCAGGCACCACTGGGTTCTTCTACGTTAAGTCTGCAGCATTCCAGAAACGCTGGAACGTCACCGTTACCTCTGCTGGGGTAGATTACTCCGGGGACTATACTGCACCGGCTGCCGGCAGCACCAGCGGTAACGCTGAGGAGGTATCGGGGGCCTATGTTGCCCAGCAATTGCGGGATTCCCTTGTAGCGAACGGACTGCCGGCTGGGAATGTGAGCGTACGTGGTGCGTACCTGTTCTTCTACGGGTTAAGTAACTGCGTGGTATCCTCTGACGCGGGTGATACTTACGCTGGGGTTTCTAACCAGTCTCGCGTAGACCAGGAGCAGGACCTGCCTGCACAGCTCCCAGCGCAAGCTGACGGAGCAATGTGCCGTGTAGGTACCGCCTCGTCTGAGACAGCATGGTACCAGTTCAGCTACGGCACCCGCACCTGGTCTGAGGTGGGGGCGTACGGTAGCATCACCAAGATTACGAACATGCCCAGAGAGCTTGCCGCGGATGACAACATTATTGCGCGGGATTGGGAGGGGCGCTTAGCGGGCAACGACGATAACAACGGTAATCCGGGGTTCGTCGAGAATGGCTACATTACTGGCATTGCAGCTTTCCAAGGCCGCCTGGTTCTGCTTAGCGGAAGCTCCGTGGATATGTCGGCCTCGGGTCTGTATCAGCGCTTCTACCGCTCTACTGTGACATCACTGCTGGATACGGACCGTATCAGCATTAGCTCTGCGTCTGCGCAGGATTCGGTATACCGTACCGCCGTGCAGTTCAACCGGGACCTGGTCCTGTTCGCTAATAGCATGCAGGCCGTTGTACCTGGCTCGGCAGTGCTTACACCTACTAACGCAAGCATTAGCATCACCAGCACATACGAGTGCGATAGCCGCGTTACCCCGGTAATGGCTGGTCAGACAGTAATCTACCCGAACAAGCGCAACGACAGCTACGCTGGTATACTGGAGCTAATCCCATCACCTTACACCGCGGCGCAGTACACTACGCAGGATGCCACAGTGCACCTACCTAGGTATATCCCAGGCAGGGTATTGCAGATGCAAAACTCCAGTGTCACCAATATGGCCTTCTCGCGCATGTCTGGGGAGCGCAGCAGCCTGCTGGTCTACGAGTTCATGTGGGGCGGAAGTGACGGCGCTAAGATGCAGGCGGCGTGGCATAAGTGGTCGTTCCCGTATCCAATCCTGAGCGTACAGGCGCTGGAGGACGAGGTGTTCTTGTACATGCAAGGGCCCAGTCCCAGCAACAAGATCCTGATTGTGTCTATGGACCCGCGTGAAGGTTATCAGCTGGGCTCAGAATACCGCGAAGCCTACTCGGATTTGCAGAAGCAAGTTCAAGTACAGGGAGGGGTGTTCACTGTTCCGGCGGTATTGCGCCCGGTTGGGTGGGTGGACAACTACAAGGAAGAGCTTATCCTAACGTACTTACCCAGCAACCCTATGGGGCCTACTGAGGTCGGCATCAAGGAGATTGCCGGGGAGAACACCCTGCGGGTTGTGCGTGGTGTACCTGATGGCACCTACGTAATCGGGAGACGTTACCGCAGTACGTTTACGCTAACTACGCCCATCCTGCGGGACCAGAATGACAAGCTCGTGGGAAGTGGGCATGTGCGCCTGCTGCGCCTGGACGTGGCAGTACGTAACTCCGGGCACTTCGACGTACAGGTACTAGACACCCCGCGGGACGTCAATTGGGGTGGGGAGCTAACTGGTATCCTGATGAACTCAAAGGAGCTGACGCTTGGGCAGGCCCTGCGTATGGACCTGGCTACGATTACCGTGCCATGTCGTACCAACGCAGACACAACCGAGGTGTCACTATTTACTGACGGTTCTATGGAACTGAACGTGTTGGATATATCGTACATCCTGCGCTACAACCAACGCAGACGGAGGATTTAATATGTGGTGGATGGTTGCGGCCATGGCCGCTAAGACCGTTCTGGGGCAGGGTGCTCAGATTGAAGTGTCCAAGGCCAGGAACAAGGCTGTTATCCAACAGACAGCCAAACAGCTAAACGACATCGCGCTACAGCGCGCCCAGTCCAGGGACCGGACTGAGGTGTCTCTGTTTAACATTCAGCAGCAGAAGCTGCAGGCACAGAGCCAAGTAGGACTGCAGGCAGCAGCTTCCGGCACTATGGGAGCCTCTGTTAAAGACGCTGTAGCCACGGTGAACACTGTAGCCGGGCGGCAAGAGGCCAGCGTGCGTGACCAGCAGGCAACTCAGGAAGAGGGCTTCCGCATGCTGGTGGATAAGACCGTTGATTCCGGACTAGCGAATATGGACATGGAGAGTGGCTACGACAAAATGTTCAATATGGCCCTCAGCGTAGGCGGGCAGATGCTCGGACAGTACGTAGGTAATAAGCTATCAGAAACTACACCAGAACCCAGCGCACCCAGCGTGGAGCCTACAGCACAGAACTCGTTTCTGTACGACCTGTGGGGCAGCAAGGGAGATAGCAAGGTTCACACCTGGTAAATAGAGAGGGAAGTAAATGCCTGTAATTCAACCCACCCGGCAGGGGCTTAATATTGGTGGAGTACAACTCCAATCCAATGAGGTACAACTACCCTCTTCTGCCGGTGAAGTAGCAGTAGACGCAAGCAAGGCCAACCGATTAGCTGCACTGTCCGGATTCGTACAGGACTTCGGCGTAGGCTTCGAGGAAGGAATCAAAGAGAACGCCGCGGCCGCCACAGTGCGAGGCGCTATGGATGCTCAGGGCGCAGTAGATGCAATGGCCTCCAAGGACGAGGCTGTACAGAAGCAAAACATCTTCGTGCGCGAAGCCTATCAGGACGGCTACGTATCCGCCGCCGCGTACGACACTCTAGCCAAGTGGCGCACAGACAGCATCGCCCGGGCTAAGAAAGCTGCCGAGGCTGGGCTGACTGACGAGGAATTCCAGCAGCAGGAGCAAGAGCACGTACAGTCAATGTCAGACAAGCTCGGGATGTATCTCCCGGATATGTCCAAGCAGTCTGCTACGAGTATACTGCAGCAGCTCCGCGCTACCAGTATGGCTAACTATACAGCCTTCCAGAAAGGACGTGCTGCGTTCGCCCTGGCACAGGCTGACCGTGCCCTAGACCGTGGACTAAGTGCGTCCAGCGATGAGTTCTATCAGCGTCTGCAGGCAGGGCAGGGTGCCGCCGCGCAGATGTCCATTAAGACGGGCTTAGACAGTATCCTGGCTGCGGAGCACCTGGACAAGAACAAGAAGCTGGACCGGGCCAAGCAGTATCTGGTTAGCGTAGCGCAGCAGACGCAGGACCCGCTGGTAATTAACCAGCTGCAGGAAATGGCCACCAAGGAACTCGGCGTCAACTCCGTGGATGTCAACGCAGCATTGTATCAGGAGTTCAAGCGCGCCGGTGCCCAGATTGAGACCCAAGCTCGTTTCGAAATCTCCGATGCAATCCAGTCTCTCGAAGGTCAGACCCCAGAGCAGCAGGAACAGACAATGGCGCGTATTCGTAGTCGTGTCATTGAGCTGTCGGCATCTGATGTACTTAGCGCCGGGACCAGCATGGAGTTCTGGAACAAGGCTCAGACCATTCGTGAGAAGGCAGCAGACACTCAGGCATTGCGCACCGCGATTACTGGGAATATGCCAAGCTCCACTCTGGCAGGGATGTTCAAGGGTGACTTAGATAAGGCACGTACTCAGCTGCTCAAGAGCTTTCCGGATACCCCGGAAGGGAACCTGCAGCTGCTAGCATACGGGAGCAACAGCAAGGATGCGTGGGCAGTCAACGAAGCGCACAAGCGTATGTCTTCGGATATGGCACGTACGCTGACTACGCTGGACCAGCTCGGTGAGGATGGCGAGGTTTCCCGCGAGAACGTAAACAGCATCAACTTGTGGGCACAGGCTTATGGCACCAGTACGGACTTAGGGAAGATGGCGCTGCTATCTGAGGTCCCATCTGAGTGGCGTGGAGTGGTGCAGAAAGCCGTTACACAAAACCCAAATAATGCCAGCAACACTATCTTGGACGACCTTCGCCGCCAGGCTAGGAATAAGGCGAGTGGGCGCTACAGCAATATCCAAAGTAACCCCACGGACAAGATGGTGGACCCAAGCGGCACGGCTAACTGGTTCAGCTTCTTCGGGGATGCAGACGCCCAGCGCCAGGAAGCGCGAGCTGCTATGGAAGATGAGTACCGTTATGTGTATAACCACAATCCGGAATCCCTTGTAGGGAAGGACGCTGACGACATCAATACGATGCTAAAAGGCAATATCCAATCCCGTAAGCTGGAGCTGGATATTGCCGGGGCGCCTAGGCATGTGTACCTGCCCGCAGGCACCTCTGTGCAATCTATCATGGGTGATTACAAGGGCGACCAAGAGCAATTCAAGGCCTCCCTGCAGCAGCATATACAGAACCAGGTTCAGTATATGTCAGACCCCAGCAACATAGAGCGTGTAGTCGTGCAGGCCGCCACCGCGGGAAACGCAGGTCAGAACATGACCGTAACCGTGTTCGACAAGAAGGGCTCCTTCCAGACGATGTCTGTAAACCTTCGAGACGTTCAGGCTACTGCGCAGGCTGCGTATGACTCAGCGCTGGCTGGCGAGATGAAGATTGGTAGCGAACAAGTAGGCGTACGTCCTGCCACCTTCTACGACCATGACAACGGGCGTGCTGTAAGCGTACAGGTCAACGGCCGTAACTCGGTAGGGCTGGAACCATCACTGTTTAGTGACATTCTCGCCACCACTATGAAGTTCGAAGGGTTCCGAGAAGGTAAGGGCAAGGGTAGTGTAGGCTTCGGTCTGCACGTTAACTCGGGCATGCCCGTCCCACAGAAAGTGACCATTGATGACGGCATCAGTATCCTCAAGTCCTCCCTGGAGAAGCAGTACATCCCGAACGTGCAGAAGCAACTCAAGGGGCAGGGTTTGAATGCCTCCGACGAGGCGTTAAAGGTAATGGTGGACCTGAACTATCACGGTGGTAACGGTAGCTCTGGCCCTGTAGCAGAGGCGATGGCACAGGTACGCAAGGCTGCTAAGTCCCCGGTGGGGGCGTATCAGTACCCTGTATCTGAGGCCCAGGGTAGGGCTTGGCAAGCGCTGCGGAATACCCCGGCGTACAAGCAGGCCCAACCTGAGCGTAAGAAGTACCTGGAACAAAACCTACGCGATTGGCTCTTTGAAGCAACGCACTAACCAGAGGCCCTTCGGGGCCTCCCCTTATCAAAATTCTTTTAGGAGATATTATGGCTCAGTTTCTGAACCAAGAACCGAATCCACAGGAAAAGGATTCTGCTAAGGGCGCAACACTTAAACCTGCGCCTGAGCGCGTAGATTGGAACGATGCCGGGGACAACGGCCTGAACGCACTGGAGCGTGCCTCCTTACTGGCGCAGGCCAAGACCCCAGCTACGACAGCCGCAGAGAGCTTTGCATCGGGTATGGGCAACAGCATAATCGCTGCCGCTATCCGTAAGGCCTCTGCTCCGGCATTTGACCGAGACCCAAACTTTAATGCTAAGCAGACCCTGAGTAGCGATACTCGGGCTAAGCTGTATGCTCCGAATCAGGAAGAGATTGAGTACCTGCACGACTCCGTGTCGGTAGATGATTACAACTACCGCATGCAGCAGATGCTTGAGCAGCGTGACCGTGACCGCTTAATGGCTGACAACACAGTAGCCGGGTTCGCGGGTATGTTGGTAGGCGACTCCCCGTTCATCCTGGCCCCGATGTCTGCCGCCGGTATTGCTGGCCGCGCGGGCTTAGCTGCACGTACCGCTATCCGCGCTGCTGATGTAGGTACTGCATTCTATGCACAGGACCAACTGGGCCAGTCCGCCGCGGTAACTGCGCTGGTAGCAGGGGTAGCTGGGTTAGACCAGCTCTGGGATATGTCTAGGGCTGCTAAAGCTGCCGCTAAGGCTCGTACTGGGCGTGAGCCTATGTTCGACCCAGAAGCGCCTACAACTCGTACAGCGAGGGACGCTAATGTTACCGGAGTAGGAGAGGGGGATGATATCCTCACTAGGGTACTGGATGAGGGTATCCCGGTATCCCGTAATAATACTGCTGCAGTGACCGTGAAGGCGCAGCACGTAATTCAGTTTTTGAAAACATCTACGCACTTGACAGCAGGTCAAAAGGCTATTCTGGATACTCTGGGTGATGCTGTAAACGACATTGATTTTAAACTGGTAGCAGGCTCCGCAAATCGCAGCCGCTACACTTACGGACGCAGAGGTTTAGATAGGCGTGGTGAGGTATCCCTGCGCGCGCCAAAAGAAGCTAACGGCAGCACCTGGACTACAGTCGGGGACGCACTGCGTGCTATGGATGCAGATACAAGCAAGGTAGCTGTGCACGAACTTATTCATGCAGCTACTGCGCGTGCTGTTGATAGCAACCCAGAGATTGCTAAGCGCCTGGAGGAAGTACGCGCTGTTATTGCAGCTGACTCCACCCTGACGCCGCGTATGCGGTATTACGCAAGCAACGTGCACGAGATGCTGGCAGGCTTAGGCGACAGCCCGGAGTGGGTTGAGCACCTGGCACGGACGAAATCCCCAACCGGCAAGAGCATGCTCCGCCAACTGGGTGAGTACATCATGAACGCTCTGGGCATCAAGGCCAAAGGCTCTGCCTTGGAGGATGTACTGGATGCGTACGAGGACGCAGTTAAGTGGACAGCTAAGGATTATGCAGACCAAGCCCAGAGCTTCCGTAGCGAAGCCTTCCAGGACCTGGCGGGCAGCACCACCCTCAATGAGGCTAAGCGCGCCCAAGCTATGCTGGACGGCGCTAAGAAGAAGCTCTCCACTATGTTTGCCCTGTACGATAATATCGCCCAAGGCAACGAAGACTTGGCTAAACTGCTAGTGTCTGACGCGTCCGCAGTAGGTGGTCGTCGCCCATCAGTGGTAGACTACAAGCGTAACCTCACTTTGGAGATGGATGCTCGCGCCAGCGTGGTGGAAGATGCTATCCTGGGCGCGTTGAAGGATAAGGGTGTAGGGGTGCTCTCACGCTTCTTCCATCGTAGTAATTTCCGCGCTGAGCGGGCTGCACTGGAAGACCGCCTGAGCAAGTACCTGGATGCTGCCTACAGCGCTGACGTAAACGGCCGCGCTGTGCCGGTGCCGGATGCAGAGATTGCTCCGCTGGTTGATGCCTACCGTCGCTCTGGCTGGGCTAGCAAGTGGCACGAGCATATGCTCAATGCCGGCCTAGTGGATGATGGTGCGTTGGTTAAATCCGACTACTACTTCCCGCGCCAGTACAGCTACGACAAGATGCGCCAAGGTATCGCACAGGGTAACACTCTGGATGACTACCGCGCCCTGTTCCGGTCCGCCCTGCGGGATGTGTACCCGAGCATGGAGTCAGAGGTAGTGCAGCGTGTTGCTAAGGAGATGGTTGACGGTATCTACAATGGCCGTGCTGGGCAGTCTGGTCCTATGTGGAAGCAGCTGATTAACGGCATGGGTAACGATGAGGTCGTTCTGGCTATGCGCAGCGCTGGTGTAGATGAATCTGCAATCCAGAGTTTCCTGGCTGGTAACGTACGCGAATCCGGCAGCACATCCCCTGCGCGGAACTTGCGCCAGCGTACTCGGTTCAACATGGACAAAGAGTACCTGATTAACGGAAAGAGCATGCGCATGCAGGACCTGATGGATACTGACGTAGCCAAGGTTATGCACGGGTACACTAACCGTATGTCTGGGCGTGTCGGTATGGCCTATGCAGGCGTACAGGACCTGGGTCAGCTAGCTAAGATGATTGACGAGTCCAAGCACGCACTGGCGGATTCCGCTAAGTGGGAGAAGACCGTTAATGACACCATCGACTTTATCCTGGGTGGGGCACCTGCTGACGCTGGGCAGCTTCCGGACTTGCTGCGAGCAGCCGGGAACATGGCTAACGCCACCATGCTCAAGAACTCCGGCCTGTATCAGCTGACTGATACTGCTCTGGCTATGAAGGAGTTCGGTATGGCTAGAGTGCTGCGCAGTATGCGTGACCAGCCTTGGTTCAAGGAAGGTGCCGTGGCTATCAAGACCCCGGATATGGCTGCTCGTCTAGATACCGTGCTGCGGGGTAATATCCAGAAGGAGATGCGCTTCCGCTGGCTGAATACGTACGCTGACGATAACCTGGACCTGACCCGTCAGGCCTCCTGGTTCAACGTCACTCAGAACGTTGGGCAGGCTGCACGTCACGTCAACGGCATGAGTATGGTGCACCGGCTGCAGGTTAACCTGAACTCCGGTATTGTGGCAGACGAGCTTACACAGATGTTCAAGGGCGATGCTGAGGCGTTTAAGCGTCTGGAGCGTTTCGGGCTTACCCGCGAAATTGCAGACCGTGCTATCGCTGCCAACAAGACTAACCCGGGCGCCATGTTCCAGCCGGACCTGCAGATGCAAGTTGAGGTTGTAGGGACGCGTATGATGGACTACCTGGTACAGCAGGTTCGTACTGGAGAGACCTCACACTTTGCACAGTTCAACCCTATTGGCAAAGTCATTGTAGGGTACCAGAGCTTCGCACTGGCTGCCACTAACAAGATTCTGCGTAGAGAGCTGAACGATGCTGGGTGGATTGGCGTAGCCCACATTATGGCGTACCAGTTCCCGTTAATGCTGCTGGCTACTATGGCTAAGCATGGCATGGACGGGAAGGACGTAGACACCCAGAAACTCATCGGCGAGTCCGTAATGGGTATGAGTGCCATCGGCGGGGTATCCTTACTGCAGGATATCTTCCTGGGAGATTCCCCTCGTCACTCATTAGCATCTATGGGTTACGTAACAGGGTTGCTCGGGGCCGTACAGGACCTGGCTACAGGTAATATGGACATCAAGACCTTCACTAAGCAGGTGCCGCTAATCCAGGAATTCGCACCTGCGCGAGCTATCATCAATAACTTCGGAGACGATTAATATGGCATACAGCTGGCAAGAGTCGGTAAAGCCTGCAGGTACTCAGGATATCCAGTGTGATATCGAGTACCTGGATAAGTCCTATATTCACGTTTACTTAGATGGTGCTGAGACTACTGCCTTCACTTGGACCAGCCCCACCAATATTCGTCTGAACTCCCCGCTGTCTGCAGAGACAGCGGTGCTGCTCATTCGTAAGACTAAACGAGAGTACCTCTACATTGAGTTTGCTAGTGGTGCCCCGTTCATTGAAGGTAATGTAGACACCCAGAATACGCAGTTCCTGCACCTGGCTCAAGAGCTGGTTGAGGGGCGCTATATCGAGGGCTTCTACGGCGACATTAACATGCACCGTTACCGCATCACGAACCTGGGCGACCCAGTAGATGCACGGGACGCTGCGAACAAGCAGTACGTCGATGCCGGGGATGCCCGGCTAGACCAACGCATTGACGCAGAGCACGCCGCTTGGGTGGCTGCCGTGGATGCCCTGGATGTGCGCACTACGAATCTGGAGCAGACTTATTTTAACGCTAATACGAACAGCTTCCCTTGGTGGACAGTAACTACGTCGGACACAAACACCATAACGCCCGGGATGCCTTTTACTAAGGCTAAGGTCCGTTTAAATGGTGTAACTCAAACGGCAGGGTATTCCTACACCGTGGCAGATGGAGTAATTACATTTGCCGAAACTATTCCTGCAGGTACGCTAGTAGACGTAACTATAGGGATTGATACTGATGCAGACACCTCGGCGGTTAGTAATGTACTGCAACTGCTTGGAGCCGATAAGGGGACGGCATATGTAGGTACTCTTGGAGATAAACCCCTAATTGCAATCAGCCACTTAAAGCATAAAGGTATGTCTGATCAAGCGGCTATGCAAACTGCATTTGCATCTGGATATCCTGTTTTAGTAGATGCAGACGTCACGTTAACTTCTACAATCGTAGTGGACAGGTCAGCCCCACTGGATATAACCTATAAACCTGGTGTGGTTGTAACTAATTCAGACTTCCTGCCTAGACTGGTATCGCATCCGCAACACAAAACGTCTGGACGTACATTCAAGATGAAAAAGGGGCCTGAACTTACGTCCACAGGTGGTCCAGTATCCCATCAAACGATGTCTGTTGAGATGGCCGTACATGATGTAGTGGCTGGGGGGCCTGGGTATGAGCCATATGTTGCCTTGTTAGCGGGTATAGAATCTTTTAACTGCGAGTTGCAGAAACTTTGGGGTATGAACATACTCACAAATGCCCACAACATGCGTTCAGGAGACGAGGTGTATGGGGTTGAGATAGACTGTAACGTGGATGGAACTGTAGACGGCGGAAACTACGTAGGAGCGTACATTGCTGGGGCCGGGGACCTATCTACATCAGCAGGTGCTGATGGGGTACGTATACAGCGCCTACGGGACGGCGCCGCCAAGTGGAACTGTGGTGTTCGCATATTCGATACCGTAACCGGGATTAGGATTGTAGACTCGACGGCCTACTCTATATTTGCAGAAGGCTCTGCGCCTATAGTCCGTAGGAAGACCACGCAGAATGGTAGTTGGTCATATATACATCAGGTTTCGGCATCTGTAACGCCGTGGGGTGTTGATGATTATGGCGATACGTATTCCCGCCGTTTGTATCTGGGTACGGGGGATGGTAAGTCTAAAAACCGGGTCAACCTGGACGGTGGGGTAAAATTCTACACTACAGACGCCGCCGTTGTTTGGGGAGCTATCCCCGCAAACGGTTATGTAGATAAGAGTGTTACAGAACTGGTTGGTATCGCTGTAGATGACTGGACTAACTTCACGTTAGATGTAACCCCAATAGGTTATGGTGGGGCTATGCCAGTGGTTGCGGTGCAGGCATATATTTCTAGCGATAAAACTCAAGCCTACGTTAGGGTTATAAATATCAGTGGTAATGATATAAGAAACTGCAACTTAGGGTTGAACGTTAAGTTATCAGGGCACTCGGCCACCAACTAAGTGTATTATAAGGAGGCATGATGGCAGGGGCGGCTAAACGTAGTCGCCTCTCGGAGCTGCACCGCATGTTCACTGAGGCCTTGATTGAAGAAATCAAGCAGTCTAAGGAAGATGAGGTGCCACTCCCCGCCGCAGATAAATCAGTTATCGCTAAGTTCTTGAAGGACAACGACATCACCGCGGACGCAGATTCCGAGGAGATGCAGGACCTCCGTGACGAATTCGATGACGAACTAGCGGCGCGCAGAGAGGCGCGTAAGAAAGAGATTTTAAACAAGATTAGTGGTTCAGACTCTGAGGACTTACTAGAAGGAATTGTCTAATGGTATCGGTGAAGACTGCGCGACGATTGCGCATGCTCAACCAGAAACTTACTGGTTATAGTGCGAATCCGCGCAGTATTCCCAAAGAGGAGCGCGAGGATATCGCCATGATGATGGCGGCTGCCCTCAGTGACTTTCGGGAATTCGCATACATTGGTATGCGCTTCTTGGGTTTTACGCTCACGGACATGCAGGCCGACATTGCAGAGTACATGCAGAAGGGCCCTAGGAAGCGCATGGTGGCCGCGCAGCGTGGTGAGGCTAAGTCTACGCTAGCTGCACTGTACGCCGTCTGGAGGCTCATCCAGGACCAATCCTGCCGTATCCTGATTGTGTCCGGCGCAGAGAAGCAGGCGTCCGACGTAGCGAACTTAATCATCCGTATGCTGGAAACCTGGCCGCTGCTGTGCTACTTGAAGGCTGACCCTACTCGTGGGGACCGTACTTCCTTCGAAGGCTACGATGTTAACTGCGACCTGAAACCACTGGACAAGTCCGCCAGCGTAGCTTGTGTAGGTATTACCGCATCCCTGCAGGGTAAACGTGCGGACCTGCTGATTCCGGATGATATCGAGACCACCAAGAACGGCTTAACGCAAACCCAGCGTGAGCAGCTGCTGATGATTTCTAAAGACTTCGCAGCTATCTGTACGCACGGGGATACGCTGTACCTGGGCACACCACAGACCAAGGACAGTATCTATAAAACCCTGCCGGGACGTGGCTTCGAGGTCCGCGTGTGGCCGGGGCGCATTCCGTCTGTTGAAATGGAAGAGCGATATGGAAGTACACTTGCTCCTTATATACTGGAGCTCATTGAGCGCGGCTATAAACGCACCGGCTTCGGCGTCGACGGGACGCTAGGCGAGAGCACGGACACCGGGCGCTATGATGAGGATGCGCTGATTGAGAAGGAGCTGGACTTCGGTCCGGAAGGCTTCCAGCTGCAGTACATGCTCGACACCACCCTGTCCGACCAGATGCGTACGCGTATCAAGCTTTCGGATATGCTGGTTTACTCCGGCAGCCAGGACTCCTCCCCGGAGACGTTCTCCTACATCGCGGACCGCCGGTACCTGTATCAGCACGAGCATGAGGGGATTATGGGTCAGCAGATGTACTTCCCGGCGTTCTACGGGGATATGCACCTGCCGTACCAGCATAAGGTGCTGGTGGTGGACCCGGCTGGTTGTGGTGGAGATGAAGTGTCTTACGCTGCTGGCGGCGCTGCGAACTCGTACATCCACCTATTCTCCGTAGGCGGCTTCCAAGGAGGTATCAGCGAAGAGAACATCGATAAACTGATTGACCTATGCGTAGAGTTAGACATTCCGGATATGGTTGTGGAGAGCAACATGGGGCACGGTACCGTGTCGATGCTTATCCTGAACCGCCTGCGGGAGCGACGTATTGCCGGTATCGGTGTACGGGACCTGAACAACTCCACGCAGAAAGAGCGTCGTATCATCGACACAATCAGCCCAGTTACTCGTCGCCATCGCTTGGTAGTGCATGAGCGTGCTATTCACGACGATATCAGCACTTGTATGGCATACTCCCGCGATAGACGTTGGCTGTACTCTGCGTTCGCGCAGTTGTCCGGTATCACGTACGACCGCGGTAGTCTGGCTAAGGATGACCGAGCAGACGCAATCGCTATGATGGTGGCTACGCTGAACGGGCACCTGGTGGAAGACGAGAAAGTGGTGGCTGAGCGTGAGTCTGAGAAGATGGCTCGGGCCTTCATTGAGAACCCGCTGGATTGGGCACAGAACAAAGTGTCTAAGGGCCTTCGGGGTGTAGCTGCTCGGCTGCAGAACCGGGGTAGAGGTAAACAACATAGAGGAAGCAGATAATGGCATCAATCATCGCAGCTAAAACTGCGGACGTACAGTACGCCATTGTAGGCACGTGCCAGAACCTGGAGAAGCAGGTTCAGCCGGACTACAACGTGGGCTTTGTAGGTACTACCGCCCTGACTAAGCTGAACGCGTTCTTCACGTACATGCAGTCCCAGGGCTATACGGCTACTCGTGCCGGTACTGCCTTCAAGGATGACGGTACGCTGCAGGCGCGCCTGTTCAGCATGCTCTCGCAGCTCTCTAAGACTGGCTACGTCGCCCTTACGGGTACAGGCATGCCGCTCGGAGAGGGTTCTGGTACAGCGTTTGATGATTCGTTTACTGCACTGCAGAGTGCATTCGTAGCCGCTACTGATGCGGCAGAATAAGGAGAGTACACATGGCAATTGCAAAAGCAACCCCAGCGCAACAGCAGGAGCTGCTGCGTCAGTTGAACATTCTCGGTAAGGACCTGTACGCCATCCTTACGCAGCCGCAGAACGTAGCCCAGACTGGTGCTGCCTTCGACACAAAGATTGCTGCACTTGTAGCCGCGGTAGACGCGGTGAAGGCTGCTAGCTAATGCGGAAACTGGTCGCTGGGTTACTGCTCGCGGTTACTCTGACTGGTTGCTCGGCGACCTCTGCACTCACCGGCTTAGTTGGTTCTAAGCCGGATGTATCTGCTCAGGTAGGTGCCGAGAACACCAAACAAACCGTTGGCTTAAATAACAAGGTGGATTCCAGCACCACTAACAAAACTGATGTATCAGATTCTAACGTGGGCACTTTGGACACGTCCAGTAAGAAGCAGGTGCAAACTATCAGCACCGGGACAATCCAGGCAGAGCGCCTGCAGGTGGTTAACAATGACAGTTACAGTCTTATCCTCGCCGGATTAGCTGGGGCCAGTATTCCTCTGGTCTTCCTAGTGGTCATTCTGGTGATTCGTAAGCTGTTCAGGAAGAAGGGGCAGCAGGATGATTAAGGTGGGAGACATGGTTGGGGCAGACCTCGCTACCCGGGCAGGTGCAGCAGTTACCGGTGCCACGGTATCAGGAGGTTGGTTGGCAGAGTTAATGAGCTGGAACTGGAGCACTATTAGCTTCATCACTGCGACGGTGTGCGCAGTGCTAACCCTGGCGTGGAATGCGTATTACAAGCGACGTACATTCAAGCTCCTAGAGGAGCAGGCACGTAAGGGGACTATTAAATATGAGCTTAAGGACTAAGGTTATTGCGGCCCTTACGGGGGCCACCATGCTTGGCGGCGCTATTACCGGTGTAGTCCAGCACAACGAGGGCTTGAGCCTTACCGCCTACAAGGATAGCGCCGGTATTCCTACTATCTGCTATGGGGAGACAAAGGGCGTCAAGATGGGCCAGAGAGCCACGCTGAGCGATTGCCAGAAGCAACTGATACAATCAGCAGGGGAACACGCAAAAGCCCTTGACGGGCTTCCTATGCAGCTCTCTGACGTAGCCCTGGTTGGGTCTGTAGACTTCATTTATAATGTAGGCGTAGCTGGCTTCAACAGCAGTGCTGTGAAGCGACACCTCAAGAACCTGGATTACTCCGCGGCTGGAAGGGCTGTACTTGATTGGCGCTATATTAGCAAGTACCAGCGGAAGTCCCCTGGCACCGGTTGGGTGTACAAGGGCAGTAACCGCTGGACCTTCGACTGCTCCCAATATATTAACGGGCGGCGCAATAAAGTGTGCTGGGGCCTATGGGAGCGCAGACAGTGGCAGAGCAAAGCCATTGGGAACCAGTACAAGAATGTAAATGCAGCAGCTGCTGCGCTTAAGAAGGTTGGAGGTTGATATGGCACTGGTTGATATGGCACTGGTTGATATGGCACTGGTTGAGCTTGTACAAGTAAAGGCACCGGTATTGCCGGAAGCTACTACGGACGCCGTCGGCGGAGTACTGCAAGGTGTTGCTGTTGCCGATGCAGCGGATACAACGCCAGAGGCGCTGGCGGTTACTCTAGCGGCGCTATTAGCGTCTCTACGGGCCTCTGGAGCTATCGCTGAGTAAGTACTGGGGGTAAGTGCTGGTGTAAGCTCTGCTTGGCTCTGGATGGCTCTGCTTGGCTCTGCTTGGCTCTGCTTGGCTCTGCTTGGCTCTGCTTGGCTCTGGATGGCACTGGGTGGCTCTACGGGGCTCTACGGGGCTATCTGTGGCTCTTCGAGAGGCTATCTGGGTGCACGTCTATACCTGAACCCGAAATTTATTATACTTACCCGACAGGGCCCCTCACCCTCAGCGACGCCAATTGCCCCCACAGGGGGTGCCTAGCGTCAATTTAGGGGGGGAGGGGGGAGGGAGCACTGGTGCCGTGGCTATCTAGACGGCTAGACATCCACAGTGGGGGCACTAGTGGGGCCTGCTAGTGGGGCCTGCTAGTGCGCGCCAGAGCGCCTCAGCGGGCCTGTGCTGCGTTCTAGGGCTATCGCTAGTGCTACCCTACGGCTTTGCCTGTGCGCTCACTAGGGCGCTCCCTGTGCGCTCTATGGGGCGCTCCCTGTGCGCTCTGTGTGGCACTAGCAGGCATTGGGGCTATCCCTGCGTTATCCCTGTGCGCTCCCTGTGGGCCATAGTGTGTGTGTGCGTCCATAGTGGGCCAGCTAGTGCGCACCAGTGGGCCTCAGTGGCTCTCTGCGCTGCGCTGGGGCTGTCGCTAGTGCTACCCTACGGCTATCCCTGTGCGCGGCACTGCGTGGCTCCTGTGCGCTCTATGGGGCGCTGGGGCTATCCCTGTGGGCCATAGGGGTGCGCTCTCTGTGGGCCATAGGGGTGCGCTCTCTGTGGGCCATAGGGGTGCGCTCTCTGTGGGCCATAGGGGTGCGCTCTGCCTTACTTATTTTGTGCGCCTCAGTGCGTCCATTG